GCATTTAAGTGTCTCCTTCATCATTAAGTATATTATATCACGTCTTAAGGAGTTTGTACATACTTTATTATTCTCATCACACGTAATTATAATTGTTTCTTTTGCTCACTATTTAGTGTACAAGATGGTGTTTTCATGGTATAATAAAGTATAACCGGGGAGGGAAGGAATACTATCAGTGTACCGTGTCTTTTGGATTAAACCGTACAACGTTTTCTCCTAAGTCTTCTTCTTCAATGTCATCGAAATCAATGTCTATCTCGTATTCTTCACCACCTGCTGCTAATTCACGTTCTAAAAGGTCTGCAATATAAGATTCAACTTCATCATCTGACATAACTTCGAATTCTTCTAAAGTTTTGCCACCTCTAAGAAACTTAGCTAACTTACCAATCGCTGATGCATAATGTTTAAGCAAGTTATGTGATGGTGTAGTTTCAGTAATAATATGTTGAGTACTAAGTATTTGTAACGTGTCGACACTATCTTGAAAAGATACAAACGGCCTGAACGCAAAATAACTATAGCCTTCTTCGAGGTGTTCAATTTCTATAATCTTCATAGCAGCGCGTACAATAAGTATTTCTTCTTCTGCTTCAACAACATCAGCAATCACTTCTTCGCCATTTGATAGCTTAAATTGCTTAAAGTTTAAGTTGCTCATAGTTCTACCTTATAAGTTTTATGATTAAAACGTTCACGATGATATATTTTAAGTCTTTCTTCGCCATGTAACCAAGCAAAGTTCTTTCGATTATCGGTACTAATATTATCTATAACGTCGTAAAGTGTGGTAGCTACTTCGTTATCTGATTTTCTTAATCCTCGTCCGATCGATTGAAGAACTCGAATTTGAGATTTAGATGGCGACGCAAAGACAATATTATGAAGATTACGGATATTAATCCCAGTGCTAAAGGTACCCAAGGATGCAACAATGATAGCATTTTTCTGTTTCTCCACTATTCCACGAATTGCTTCGCGGTCTGATGTGGCAACACTACCTGATACGAAAAATACTTTCCGTTTTTCATCAGCCTTATCCTGAATCAAATCGAATAAAGGTTTTCCATGTTTTTCCACAAAATTGAATAATACTAAAGTGTTACCATTTTGGTCAAGCGCAAGATTGCGTATTAGCCTGTTTCTTTTTTCGTTGGTGACGATAAACTCGATTTCATCTTGATAACTTTTTTGCTCACAGTCCCGTCTTGCATCTGCCGAATAATCAAGAACGAGTCGTTTGATATTAAGTTCAGCGAGAGTTCCTGAGTCCTGAAGCTTTTTGGTAGTAGTAACCTTAAACGTCTTTCCAAAAAGTCCCTGAAGCACCAGCTCATGAGTTTGAGTTCCATCCAAAGTCCCAGTCGTGCCATATCGATACTTTGCCTCCGTAGCTTTATTCATGATATTCATGAGTGACTTAGACTTAAAGCCGTGACACTCATCTCCAACTACCATGCCAAATTGTTGATACCAGTCTTTCGGCAGCTTATAGATTGATTGCCATGTACTAATACAGATATTTTGTTTGAATTGTTTATCTTTACCTGAATAGATTCTATGCAAATCATCTGGATTACAGCCATACTGAATAAAATCTCCGTGCATTTGTTCTACTAGACCAGTAGTAGGGACAATCACAAGTACCTTGTCTGCTCCGTACAATGCGCCTTCAACTAAGCTTAACCAATACTTTGCTAATACGTAAATGATAAGAGACTTACCACTACCGGTTGGAGATAACAAAATACCACGAGTTCTGTGCAATGCTTCCATGATTGCAATAAACTGGTAATCACGTGGATCAAAAGGAAGATTTAATGTCTTAATGAATTGAACTACTTCTTTTGGATCTGGCCTTTCATCTTCTAAAGGTGTACCATACTTTGTTTTGACTAGCTCATAGTTGTATCCACGGCTTTCAATATATTGTACAAGATGATGGATAAGTCCAGCAGGTAGTTCTCCGGTGTTTGTATCAAACAAACGTATTTTACCATCCCAAATTCTGCGCTTAAACGCAGGCATCCACTGGTAACCCGGAACAAAAAACGAAAAGAATTCTTTTATCTCAGCAGCTTGACCAAAATCGCATTCCACGTGGAGCATCGCATGAGTTAAGCGCCGGATTCGAATTGCTTCCATTTAATGATATTTCCTATTGTTTGATGTCTCCAATTTAAGTTAGAGACAATTTCATTAAGAGTTTCAACTAATGTTTTGTAATATTGTATTTTTTCTTCTGACTTTTGAATTTCAGGATCTGAATCGTAATAGTAATCCATATCACCTTTCATTACTTTTAAGCCATTGAATGGATCAGGATCCCAACCGAGTTCTTTTACCGTGTCCATATCCATTTTGCCATTGTACCATTCCCACTTTTGTTTCAGCAATGTCTTTTGAGAAAACTCTGCACGTTTAAGCAGAAGTTTGCAATTAGCAAGCTTTTCAAGATATTTAGCATGAAGTAGTGGAGTTTTACGTGAATCTTCGTCAAGTTGCATAGTAAGTTTACTATCTTCTGACCAATCGGCCAGAACATCTTTCAAATCAATCATTATGTATCTCCGTCATATAGAATTATCTATATGAGCTCGAAGTTAAGGAATCTAAAGCTCATAGTGCATGTCAAGTAGTCTGTGCCACCACCAGTTGTGTCGAACGAAATAGCGCCCAACTCAGTTGGCGAACACTGGTTATATCGTATTGATTTTACTTTATTGTTTTGGCTATTCAATACTGTAAGTGTAATGTCTGCAGATGATGGAACACCGCCAGTTACTCGATCTAATGGACCCTGTAGCTTTTCATCTGTAATACGAATCATCCAATCATGCATTTCAGTATATCCATGCAGATCTTCATCTAAAATGATTGAAATGTCTAAATTGCCATAATCAATAGTACCACCGGGTAATGGAATATTGCGCACTTTGCGATATGGTAATTCACTAGGTGCTAGACTTAAAGACGGGTGTGAAACTGATTGACAAAAGTATTCAATGTTTGGATAATTTTCTCGATCTATAACTATCTTAAAGCCTGTTGGCATTAAGTAGTTCATATTGTTTGTTAGTGTAGCCACAATCTTACTCCTATATAAGTCTATTTATACAACAAAAGATAATAAGAAACCCCGCCGAAGCGGGGTTTCCAGTTACTAGATTTCTACCTAGCGATCGTTTTTGATTATGTCTACTATGTAAGTAGGTTATTAATCGCTGAGATCCGGTAGTAACCATTTGTACGATCAGTAGCAAGACCGTTGTCTGGTGTGGCTGATACGAATGGATTTGATACCATACCGTAACGAGTCTTGAAGCCGATCCGTGGCTGGAAGTCTTCTTCGCCAACTGCCTTGACCATAGTTAGTGGTACGTATGGGCAATAGAAGAGACCTGCATCGTATGGGTTTGAACCCTTATAGCCAACAGTGATATAATCACGAGTTGAGTATGGATCGATGTAGACTTTCATGCGACCGTTTAGAGTACCAGCGAATGTGTTGCCAGTATCGTCTACGTTCAGGTTAGCAGCAAGAGCTGGTGTGTAATCTAACATGCCTGCAGCGTTAAGAGCAGCAGCTACATCAGATGAACACATTACGAAGTTACCTTTACCGCGACGTGTGTCTTTGGCAATTGCATTTGCTTCGCGCTCGATCTGCATGATCAAGCCTTTGTACTTCTCAACTGACCAGCGACCGTCTGCATCTGTTGACAAGTCAAAGATACCAAGTGTCTGGTTAGATGTTTGGCGTGAACCGATCTTAGCTTGACGGTTAACTGTACGAACAACCTCACGGTTGATTTCAGCCAAGATTTCAGTTGACAAGATGTTTGCCAATTCTGTCTCTGCGTCCAATCCGTGGATTGCTTTAAGGTCTTGTGCAAGCTCAAGTGTGTAGTTAGCACGTAGTGCACGTGACTTAGCTGTTACTGTAGCTTTTTCGATTGTGAAGCCCATTGGAGCAATAGTTTCGTTAGAACCTACGCCTAATAGTTCAGCTTCTGCAGTTGTGTAAGCATCGCCTGCATAAGGTACGTATGAACCGCCTGAATCAACGATTGAAGAATCGCCATCAGTATCGGATACGCCAGTCAAGCCAGATGGGCCTGCTGCGCCGTTTGCAGTTGTTGCTGAGTCACCTGAGTAACCGACTGGAGCTTCGTTGAAGAGAGCTTCGTCGCCACTTGCTACGCCAGCTTTTGTCTTCTGGAAGGTTGACTTCATTGCGAAGATCAGACCTGTTGGACCAGTCATAGGCTGAACACCACAGATGTCATAAGCAACGAGGTTAGGCATTGCGCGACGTACTAGTGCAATCAGAACTGGATTCCAGTTTGCAGCAGATGCTACGTTAGTTGTTTCGGAAAGCATGCCTTCTTCTTTAAGTGCGTGCTCTTGGTTTTCCAGAACAGCAGCTGTTACTGCTTTCCGGTGGCTGTCTTGAATTGAACCACATGACTCAGACTCGAGTACTGGTGCCCACTTTTCGATCAGCTTATCGTATGAAATTACGTTATGCATTTCTTATTGCTCCCTTAGGATTTCGTTTGTCTTTTAATGGCACTCAGATATTGGCCCATGATGTCAGATGTTTCTACTTCCGTATCGAAAGATTCATCAATCTGATCAGCATCAACCTCGGATCCTGCCGCTTTGTTGTTGAAGTAAGATTCTTTTACAGTTGCTACCTTTTCAGCGAAACTTTCGCTAAAGTCGATATCAGCTACAAGAGATTTTAACTTCTCGACCTGAGTTTCAGCAAGGTCTTTTGTCGCTTCACGGATAACCGCGTCACGCTTAAAGCTTTCTAATTCTTCGGTCATTTCGATGATCTTGCCTGTTGAGCTGTTCAGATTCTCTTCGAGTTCTGCAACTTCACCTGCAAGTTCGTCAACTAGGTCTACTTTAGACTCTGGTACGTCGATGTAGGATTCTACGAACAAGTCTTTCAGACTGCCCATAAACTTCTCTGCGATCTCAGTGCGAAGGCCAGCTTGAACTGATACCTTGTTGTCTTCCATCCACTGTTCTACAACGTAGTTAAGGTATGAATCTACCTTTTCTACAAGATCAGCTTTTGTTGTTGATACTTCTTCAGCCAACTCTTCGTTGTACTTTTCTTCCAAACGATCAATTTCATTAGAGAGCTTTGACTTAATAGCAGCTTCAAAAATTGTAGCAGCTTTGCCCTTGAATTCGTCGGAAAGAGTAGCCTCTTCGTTAACCAATGCGTTAAGATCTTCTTCGAAGTTAGCTTCGTACTGTACTTGAGCCTTTGGAGCTTCTGTAACAGTTTCGCCATCTACGTCGGTATCTTCTTTGTGATACATTTCTGATTGCTTAGAATACATAGCTTGGAGAGATTTCTTATCCATCTTCCCCATGTTTTGCATCATTGCAGCCATCAGAGCAGCTTTTGTTTTAGGCATTGGATCTTGAGTTGTTGCATCGCTTGAGCGCTTAGGGGCTGAGCCCGTTGCATCGCCGGCCGCGTCTACAGATTTTGCTGAATCAGCTTCGTGATCAGACATTTCCATGACATTCTCGTCATCATGGAGTTCAACATCTTGATCATCTTTGATTTGATCAGTCATTAGATTGACTCCTATTTTATCTAACTTTTGAGTAACGAGAGGAAATTCTTGAACTCACGAACTTGTACCTCATAGAGATCAGCACGTGAAGCCTGTTTTATTTCAGTCTCCATTTTTTCAATAGCTTGTGGCTCTAAAATACCGTTATGCCATACCCAGTCAACACCTTCCATTACTCCATTAACAAATGCAGACGGTGCAGATGGATCTTGTACTATATCAATAGCATTAAGCATAAAATCGTCTTTGACGACCATTGCGTTATTTTGTTGCATCAAACTTCCCATACCACGAGTCGAAACCCCCAGTTGCACACCACCATCGAGCAGACCTTGTACGATCATTCCCATTGGAGTATCCAATACTGTGGCTTTGCCCATAACATCGTTGCCTTCAAACTTGAGTTCATCGATCTTATGAGAAACTTTATCTAGATTAACGGTAGGACCTTCAGGGTGGTTTAACTCACCAACCGCACGACCTTTAGAAACTTGCACATCGTTATATTTATTGACTGCTGCTTCCATAATGCCTTTTGGATATATTCTACCGTTACGATTCTTCATGTCTGCTTGTGCAAATACACCTTCAATGACATACTTTTTCTTACCGGATTTCTCTTCGGTAATAATTCTGCAGCCAATGTTTTGGTCAACAAATTCTGAAATTAATTTCATCTACACAAACCTTTTTGTAACATTAGTATTATTTATATGAATTCAATTCTTTACTTAAACTTCGGCCGATTCATCAGATTCTTCCGATCCTGTCTCTTCTTCCGATCCAGACTCGCCTTCTGCTTCATCGTCAGTTCCGCCCGCTTGAAGATCTTCTTCGTCATCAACGTCTTCGTCTTCATCGGCATCTCCATTAAAGATTTGTCCAGCGATTTTAATTCGCTCTTGATCCATAACATCGCTCAATTTTACCGTTACTGCTTGGCCAAAGATTTCATTTGCTTTATTATAATCTTTAGCAAGTGCAGCATCAACAAGATCAGCCAAAGGGTTAGCTTCTACTTCTGGCTCTTGTACTGCGGTTTCTAATTCACTCATTGTCTTCATCTCCATCTTGATCTTGTGGTGGTGCTTCTGAGCTATCCCCCAACTTCATGTTGTCAATATCATCATCAGTAAAGTGTAGCACATTCTTTTGTACCCACTCTTTAGAGAAGTATTCACCAATATAGTCACGCATAGCGTCAAGTGTTTGGATTCTTTCTCTTAGTAATTCTGAATCTTTTAATTCAGTGAAGTGATTATCACGTGCAAAATCAACAATAATGTGATTTCGCATTCCTTGCCAATCGTCTTCAGTAATAATACCTTTGAGCAATAGCTGTACTTTAAGCATGCCGAGGAATATGTAACCAAAACGTGTGCGTAATCTATCTATGTACTTTTGAAACTTAAGTTCGTCCCGGCTAATCTCTGTGGCTCGGCCAAGAGAGAACTGCTGTTCTTGTTCTAAACGATTCATTGGAACATTAAGTGAACGATAAAGTTTCTTTTGAAAATAAAGTATGTCTTCGATTTGTCCTAGGTTATCACCACCAGGGAGAGTCGAAATTTCTGTACCTTTACCGCCTTCACGTCTTGGCAACCAGAAATCTTCAAGTAATGATTGGTGTTTTCTATCATCCTTGATTTCTCCGGTGCTAGCATCGTAAACGAGCTTATTACGGTACCGAGTCATAATATCTTTCATATATTGTTCGGCTTTACCACGTGGTAAGTTACCAACATCAATATAGAAGATACGACGTTCTGGAGCACGAGCCAAACGATAGATGACCAAAGAGTCTTCCATCATTCTTAACTGATTGATTGGCTTTAATGCTTTATGTAAGTACGATAATACTTTTTGTCTTTTTTCGTCAAGCAATCCAGAAGTAATATATGAAACAGAATCAAGACTTAGTTTAACACCACTACTTTGAGACCCTGGCTTTTCTTGGTAGATGAAATACTCATCAACTCTTTCAATAAGATTAGCTCCAGTTTTTGGATCTTTCTTTTTCTTTACTTCTTTTACTTTACGAATACGAGCAGCATCAATTGGACGAATGTCCTGAATACCTGCTTTAAGATTCTTTTCATCAACTACGATGTGGTGGTAAATCCTGCCATCAACGTACCATCGTCTAAACATGTCGTGGCCAAGCTCGGTAAAGTTTAACATCCCGTTGACGTTATCGAACTCTTCTCTAATTTGTTTTTTAATAGAATTAGAAACGTTTAAATTATCCATTTTAATCGATACTGGCTCTTCACCGCCGACAATCGATTCATTTACAATATCTTCAATTGCCATGTCAACTTCTGGGTGCATAGCTACGCCGCGGTACTTCATAATCAATGCATGATTATCTTTTGCGTCTGTACCGTCTTGATTAATATATTGTCCATAATGAGAACCAGATGCCGTTACATATCCAGCACCATCTTCATCTCGAGCAGGAACAATCGAAGGAATCTTCTTAGGATCTTCGTTACTTGCTCTTTTTATTTCAAAGCCAAATAGCTTAAAAGCGTCATCTGCCATGTGAATTCCTTATTATAAAGTGGAGAGCGGATTACCCCGCTCTCCATCTATATATTATTACTGATCAGTGGTGTTACTGGTCCAGTACTGATACTGCCATTCGATCTGGAATCTTTCGATTTGATCGTCAGCATAACTCAGTTCAATAGCAGATACTGATGAAGGCCAAGCATCTTTGAACGTGTAAGTCTTAATGACTCTTTCATCACGGTCAAATTGGTCAACTTTCAGATCAGCAAAATAAAGTTCTGGATTCTGCGTGCCACCAGCATCAGCATGGTTAGCAATTGCATTCATCCAAACTTCCATTTGATCTCGTACTTTGAACTCTGTATCGTTAATCACTGTAATTGACCAAGGATCGAACGTTCTGTCTCCAGCCACTTTCAGTCTACGACCGCGGAACGGTATTTCAATCGTTCCTACAGTTGAAGCTGGAAGCTGACCGCCTTCACACATAAAAGATGCGAAGTCAACGTCAAGTTCTACACCTAGACCACCCCGAGGATTGGCAAGCGTAATCTGAAAGAGATTACCGCGAGCACCACCGCCGGTTAGCCGTGACTTAAATTCGTCTACACTACCAAGTGCCATAAGTTAAATCCTCCTAGATTAAAATGCCTGACCAGCGATTTCTTCGAAAGAAACACCAGTCCGGACAGCTACAAAGTTGAGAGTGATAAAGTTAATCGAGCGAGCTGGCTTAATAAGAATATTAGCAATAAACTCATTGCGATCTACAACTGCCGGAGTATTGACTGTTTCATCAGCAATAATACGGAAGTCTGTAATACCGCGCCGTCCCTTAACATCACGTAGTACTGGCTCGATGATATTCACGAACTCAGCTCTTGTAAATTCATCGTTGAATTCAAAGAGTACGTTCTTGGCCGCACGCTCAATGGCACGCTCAAGAGTTAGGAACAAACGACGTACGTTAATACGGTCGAACGCGGAAGGTCTTGCTAGACCAGTTTTATCACCGAATAAGATAATACCTTGACCCGGCATATTAACGATTGGGTTAATGCCTGCTTTGTAAAGTGTATCTCTACGGGTTTTATTTGGGTTGTAATTGACGGATGTTACGCCAAGTAGTTGTCCACGACGTGTACCCGCTGGTGAGAACCAAGGAGCTGCAACACGATCTGTTTCGGCCATAAGACCTGCAATTGAAGAACTTGCTGGAATCTCAATGTACTTATCATTGTGCTTATCGTAAACTTTTAAGTAGTTACCAGCTACGATGTTGTAGCTTGAACGAGTAAATGTAGCTGCAGTAGCTACGATTTCTGGTGTGATTACCGCATCGCTAGAGCGAAGAATAATATCTGACCGAGCCGGACCAGATACAACCACACAATCTTTACGATCAGATGCAATTGCAATCAAATCGTTAACAACTGTAGTTTGGTCTGCACGTGCTTGTAACCCTGGTGCAATCAAGAAATCAACTTCGATTATGTCTTTATCTTCGTAAAGATCAAATCCTGTTAGATAATCTCCAAGATTAAGGTCATCAGCGTTTCCACCTGAATCAAAAGCAAAGTTAACAGCGGCTTCACCAGCATCAGTACCAAGGAATGCTTTGGTTACTCCCGGTGTAATTGCTGTGCCAGCATTACCAGATACGCGGAAGTTAGAGTCGAAGTCAACAAAGTGAACATATGCAGAGTTCTGGTTGATTACGTCTTTAACATAGATGTTTCCACCGTCGTCTGCATTGATAGCATTGCTAGCAACAGACATGAAAGGGTATGTTTCAAGGACTGTACCTTTAGCTCCTGAAAATTCGCCGTTAATATCAACAATCGCTACGTGGACTTCATCATTTGTAGCGTCATTAGCTGCAGCATAGGCTGATGTTCCTGGAGCTGCGTCGAATGAACCTTTGTAGGTCCAAGCATCGAAGCCAGAATCACTTACTGATGGTGGGCAAATAGATACTCGCAAAGAATTACCTAGTGAACCTGGGAAACGACCGATGAACGTATGTCCATCAGAGTCCAAGTTAGCTGTAAGTTGGTCAAAGGCCGTCGGGTTTTTAATTACTGGCGATGAATATGTTCCAACTGCATATGCGGCTGTTTGGCCTGTAGTTGAAACCGCGTTAATACCGCTTGAGTCTATAATGCGAGTTAATTGTAAAGCGTTTGAATAGCGTAGGAAATACGCTGCGTCATGGTAGGGAATCGAATGGGCGCTATTAGGAGTACCGAAAGTTGAAGCTAGTTCTTCTTCGTTACCAATTAGTGTTACCTGCTCGACTGGACCCCACATAAACTTGCCTACATAAGCTCCGGTTGAAGTCTGAACATTTGGCACTCCGCCAGTCAGATCTACTTCCTTGACTATTACTGCAGGACTTTGAGATGGTGCAAAAAGTGCCATTAGTTTACCTCGTTGGGTTCTTATTTATATGGTGCATGATACGGTTATGATATTTCAATTTCAACTATATTTATAACAATTTGAATTTTAGCCCCAGTTCATATCATCGCGATCAAAGTCAACAAACCAATCTGGTTTTGTATTTTCTTCATCTGTTAGTTGTTTACTATATTCTGATCCATCATCTACCCAACCGAATGGTACAATATCTGCTTCAATCTCATCCATTCTTTGTTTAAACAACATTTCTTTTAGATTAATATCAGTCATATCATTAAAAAATTGTGTTTGAGCAAAGAAACCAAACATTACTAAGTTCATTACTAGATCATCATGGTTTCCTTCAGAAGCTTCATAAGAGCTTCCTCTACCAACAAATGTAGAAATTTCTAAAATAGTTTGTTCATCAACAATTTGAATCTTTTTGTTTTCAAGTAAGTCTTTCAGGCCTGAACAACCTAATCGTTTTACTTTACGTGTCATAGCTTGACCAATAGCATTAGCTTTAACAGCTGACTCGGCATGCACGTTGTCATATTCTAATTCGTGATACAAACCATTTGCTACCATTGAACCTTGGTCGTTTGACTCAACAACTACATACGCTTGGTTGTAAGAAGTTGCATACTTATATATAATACTAGGGAAGAGTAAGGGAGAGATAGCGTTGTTCCGATACACGGCCACCTGTTCAAATGGTTTTACGCCAATATCGATTATAGTAAAAGTAGAATAATCCTGTCCTCTTCCCTTTCCAACATCTACACACATAATATATTCGTGACCTTTTTCAGGTTCTTTATATATTAGACCATCGCCTTGCTCAATATATTTTAACGACTGCGAAGCTCGTAATTCCATAAGAGTTTCTGCGTTGATTAAAGTATCGCCAGTTCCAAAGAATGTATTACCAAACTCTTGGTCAAACTGAAGCTTTGATGTGTTGTTAATTGTTTGAGTTTTCCAAACCTCATCACGACCTGGGACATCCCACCAATCAACTCGAAACGGTGTAAACTCGTTAACTTCTTGAATTGCGCCTTCCCATATCTTATAGAACATGTTACCAATACCATTTGCCGTAGACGTGACAATGACTTTGGTATCTTTACCAGAAGATACAACAGGATATGTAGAGGTGTAAAACTCTGCTGCTTTTTCTACAAAGGCAAATTCGTCGAGATAAAGCAAATTGATACTAAGACCACGAATAGAGCAACCAGTGGTTGCCGCAGTAATAATTCGAGAGTTATTACCAAACTCAAGTGAACCTTTGTTAAGAGCTTTAGTTCCTGCTTGTAAAAAGAACGGTAGGTTCTCAAGCATAAGCGTGATCCGGGAGAGCATCTCCCGTGCGGTGGAAGCTTTATTAGCGAGGATGGCCACAGTCTTTTCCGGATGAAACAGCGCGTACCAGAGCAGGTAGGCGCATACCGATATCGATTTGCCGGATTGTCTGCAAGCCAAGATAATATTAAACCGATGCTCATTAAACTTCTTGAACATTTCTTGCTGATACGGGTACAGCTTAAACGGAACAAGCCCTTCGTCTAGAGAAATCACTTTCACATAATATTCAGAAAAATACACAGGATTATCCATGCATTTCTTATATTCGAGGATCGATTCGGCAGTCCATTGTTCGTTAACGCCATCGCGCTTAACGTTAGGATTTCCGAGATACGTCTCCCTCGATGGATTTTGGGTCGGCATCCGTGACATCAATTAAATCGCCTTTGAGCAAACGCTGAACGTCTGCAGTCGAACCTAAGTAAAAATTATTCTGTGTATTATTTACTTCGGTTGTTTCATTATTTCTTTCAAGATCTTTTTTACCTTTATTCAATATCATTAAACGATCATTCACATCTGAAATATTCTTAATCATACCTGATAAAACTTCAAAGGCTCTTGGGTGCTCTGATTCTCTTGCGACTTCTATCATGTCGTCGAGAGCACTTTTACCTTTTTCTATTAAATCATAATATGTTTCACGTGAATAATTGTAATCATTCGCCGCTTTATCACTGTCATGTAGCATCGCTATCCGCACTATAATCTGTTCGTGTGAATCCAAAGTCTGAATCCGCAACGATGTTTAATGTTGATGGATTAGGTTGTAATTGAATAGTTTTCAGTCTTAAGTCTGAATCATTAAGGCCAGATCCAATATCGAAGATCTTAGCTCTTACATCACGTACAACCTCACCAGTGTTAACTGCACCATAGAACCGTATTTTCATCTCAAAGTCGAGAGTATAAATGATAGTTCTGCGCGCGCCTAAGTCTCCTTCAAAATCGTCTTGGAAACTAACACTATTTATTGCAATTGGAACATCCTCTAAAATATCAGGATAATCCGTAAAAGGTTTAAGGGTTATTGAATATTGTGGATTAAACGTAGGTAAAATTTGCTCAACAAGTTGTAAAGCGTCATCTTGCGTTTTTGTGTAAATATTCAATTGAAAAGAAATAACATATGGAACACCAGTAAAGAATTTATTTCTATTATCTGCAGTCGTTCCAACTCTTGTGAAATTGTTTACCTTTGACACTTGCCGTGAGTTGTCATACGCTAATGACGTAATCTCAAACGACATGCGAGGTAACTTAATAGCTACCTTTGTGTTTGTATCTAAATTTGCGTTTTCGCGAATTCGGTCTAAATATTTGTTTTTAGGAGCATATGCTAATGGTACTTTAACTTGAGAAATAGATGCACCAGTATCTCCGTTTTTACGGATAACATACAAGTTGTTAAATAGTTTGCCAAATACAGCAACTGCTCGCCTTGTCTTTTCGTGATAAAAGTGTCCACCAAACATTAGCTTTTATATATCTTTGTCAAGTGATCTTCAAAGGCTTCAACCTTTGTTAATCTATCTGGCCAGAGGATATACTCCTTTTCTGGGTTTTTCTTCAAATTATTCAACAATGGAATCATTGCGTTATATAGTCTATCTATCTTATCTTGAGTGTTAAGTTTTTCTGCACCAAGTGATTCAGCTTTTGCTGCAACTTTTTGTACAGCTTCTAATTCGTTTTCATCAACTGCGGTAAAACCAAAGTCAAACATATCATCCATCACCAAGAATCTCCGTTATTTTACCAGTATCATCTATTAAAATTTTAAGCTTTTTACATTCGTATCGTGTTTGACTTATATGAGGCATAAGTTGGCGAGAAGCCATACGTTTAGCTTTTAGACACGCAGACATACTATCTCGAGCTGTATATTCTTTTAGCTCAGATCCATTCATGAATAACAATAATACAAATTCTACTACCATCATTTGTTGTATCCGTTGACCCTCATCTTTTCTATTTTATCTTCAAGATTATTAATTCGTTTTTCATAAAATTCTAATGTTAATTTTTGTTGTTGATCATAAGGCGCTCTGCCTTCTTCTATCTCATCTGTTAATTTTTCAAGTTCACTTGCTATATGCTCAATCATTAAAAACTGTTCGTTGTCTGCTGGTAAACTTCCCATTTCGCCACGTGGCCATTTAATTCTAAACTCAGTGTTTTGTTCCAAATCAGTCTTCATCATAGTCTGACTTGTTTCAATCTGGTTTAATCTTTCAACAACTCCAAAATATGCCCAAGTAGCTAATGCTGTAAAAGCAAGCATGCTTACAATATTTCTAAGTGGTAAAGCTACCTCGGTTCCTTCGTTTAATTTTGTGGCCATAATTAATCATTCCCTGATGGATCACCAAACGGGTTGCCTTCACTAAAATCAAGGAAGTCATCACCAAATGATCCAAAGTCTGTATTTTGTTCGTTTTCTGACAGTTTATTCAATTCACTTACTGTCTGTAAAGTGTGTATGTTCGATGCTGAATCAACAGTAACTGTGCTATCTGCATGGAATAAGCGGAATGTACCATCAGCAGATGAGAAGTTAACGGCATGGATTGTTCCATCCGAATCTGAATATTTAGCAACTTCTGCAGTAACCAATACACCACTTTGATTTTGTGTAATAATAGTATCTGTAAAGATTGGTTTCGTGTTGTTTATGTTTGCACCTAGTATCTTCAACAAGTAAGTGTAAGCATGATCTTGTTCAATATCTTGAATTTCTTCAATACCAGTATCGAAGTCTTCGCTGTTATAATCAAACAATTGTGCACGACACTTATAAGTTGGCAAATTTGCTAATTGATAAAAAGGCATTTCATGTTCTACGTGCGTAATCTGGAACATAGAATTAGATAGTGGTAAAAAGATTAAGTCGCCTTCACGTGGTCTTTCGCTATTGATGTTATTATCTCCACCAATAGTTTGAGCCCACCTACGTCTTGAAACTACGAATGTAGCTTCATCGCGTATTTCAACACCAAACCGAGTAAACAGATCTCCTTCACCGTCGAAACCTTCGGTGTTGTCAATATACATTTCTATCTTATATGAGTTATTGTATTTTGCTGGAACTTCATCACCAAAGACTCTATCCTCGTAAACTGTTTCACGAGGTAAATAATAAACATCTTGACCGTAAATCTTAAGAGACTCGATTACAATATCTTCGTAGAGATTTTGTTCTGACCTTACGTTATCTCTTATGTAATAATTGCGCATGCCATCACCCTACAAAGAAATCTGCGGGCATTTCATGTTCGAGTCTTATCCTTTCTTTGAGGTCCTGAATCTCACCTTGTGCATCATCAAAAAGCTGTCTACCATTTAATATCACGCCGCCGGGTAACTGCATACCTTCGAATTTCATAAGATTCATGCCCCACTGCTCTTTAATGAGAGCACCGGTATATTCTTTTAGCCACATATCGTTGTATATTGATGTGTGTGAATCTGGATTAATTGTATTATAAACTTCATAGACAACATAATCACCTGCAGTAATATCTAAATCTTCGATATGACCATGTAAGTAAATTCTGTTTTGCCTACGAGCAAAGTCTACCATTGTATGACCGTTGAGTGTCATATCAAGTAAAGACAAATATTGCTGAATTTGTTCGTAATAAGCAATATCACCAGCAAATTGAGCCATATCAGTTAGTTCTGACATATGCATCTGGTATCGAAGATTAAATAACTGCCCCGAAGAAGATGAACTCGATATAAGAGGAAATACTCTAGTTACAGTATGAACATCAGATGATGTTGTAATATACTTGTTAGTAATGTCTGATGCAGTTAACTCATGAGAAACATATGCACGAAAAGTAGCATCAGAATGAAATTCCTGATAATACTGAATTGCTTCGTCAACTCGGTCTTCGAGCTGATCCTCGTCTACATTAACCTCAATGACCGGCTCACCAAGCCTTCGCTTGCACCAGTCAATGAGTGTATCTCTCGAGTTAGGTGATGCCATTAGCTACCGGCTCCAATTACTGTTTTCAGCGTTGTACCAGCTGTGTTCTTAATGAGTAGTGTGCTTGCACTTACTAATTCTGTTGAAGAAACTGTGTTAGCAGCAAGAGCGGTTGTAATACTAATTCCAGCCGTTCCATCAAAGTTAGCTGTACCAGTTACATCTCCAGCAACAGCGATTGCTCGAGCTGTTGCTAATGCAGTTGCTGTTGCGGCGTTACCAGTACTAGATCCTGATGAACCAGTTACGTTACCTTCAACATTAGCAATCAAAGTTCCTGTTGCAACTGTCATATCACCAGTTGAAGCACCTGTTGCTGTTGTTGTACCCATCTTGAACTTGTCTTCAGACTCGTCCCAGATAATTGCAGCATTGTTACCAGTTGAACCACGTTCAAATACAAATCCGAGATCGTTAGCGTTCGAAGTTGCACCTGTATTTAATTCAATTAAAGGATCAGCAACTAAACTATTTGTTGAATTGACTGTTGTAGTTGTTCCGTTAACTGTGAGGTTACCACCAAGAATTACGTTACCTGAAGAATATAAACCAGCAAATGTTACTGAGTCAGTTGTTGCTACAGCTTGACCGATAGAAAGTGTACCGCTGGCAGAATCGATACCCACTCCAGTGCCTGCTTGCATAGTTGACATAACATTAGCTTGTGTTACTCCAGTCAATGTAAATTGACCTCGAGCCGAATCGTAAGCTAAACTTCCTAATCCAGTACCAGTGCCAACTGATATTGCATCAGATACTGCCAAACGGAATTGACTTGATCCCGAATCTCCGCTTACAAACTGTGAAGTTGCAGCTAAACTTGAAGTAACTCCTGCGCTATCTTGAATCGATAGTTTATTACCATCCGCTCGTAGCTTAACGCCACCAAGGTGTATTGTACCAGCTGATAAGAATATATCTCTGAATTTTAGCGCTGAAGTACCAATGTCATATGCCGAGTCTGCACCCGGTGTTATATGCCCATTGACTTCTAACGCTCCTCGAACATCAAGCCTGTCATCCGACGGGAGCTCTCGAATACTCGATCCTTCAATGATTAGTGGAATACGATCTGCCATTTTTTGATTCCTTTAGTTTCCTTTGTCTATTTATACATTAAAGCGAGATAGTTACTGCCGCGCTGTCTGTGTCTAATAATGTTACGGTGTTACCAAAGCCAATAACGGCTCCGGTTGCGATTGTTGCAGCTTGAAGAATTACAAGACTTACTTTTGTAGCTCCGGCGCTATCGGCAAAGTCTAGAGTAAATCCAGTTGATGATGCTCTTAGACCAATATAATCTGAATCGATAATATTTGATACGAATTCACGTGTTAAAAGCGTACCGGTTGAGTCTGGTAGTGTAAGCCCGTGGTTGGATGTATAGTCACCAGGGATAAGCGCTTGTTGGAATGAATCATCGCTAAACATTATTCTTTCGTTTCCAGCCAGTACAATACCGGTTGGAGTCATTTTCATCTTTGTTCTAAGTATACCAGATTGTTTTATAGTAAAGTGTAACTCACCATCTTCGCTATCAGCTGATGCATCGTTAATAAAGTTTTCGATCTTAGCATATGTTATATTAGAATCCGCATCGTTTCTACCACGGAATTCAATCATTGCTAGAGCATCAGAATCTGCTGCGCTTGAGCTGTTTCTATCAAGTACGATTCTTGGACCAGCGGCTGATCCAGCATTTGTCAGTGTAAATGAAAATTCATCACGAGTAAGTTGATGTGAACGTTCATTGATATAATTTGAATCAATTAAATTGACTGCTCTTTCAGAGTCAAGTGAAACTTGCTCGATATAAGCTGAATCAACAAACAGATTATCATTTCTAATAAGATTAATTGTTCTTTCAGAGTCAAGCGATAACGCTTCGATTCGTGCTAAAACAAAGGCCGAATCAGTAAACATCTCGGTGTTGACATGAGCACCACCAATTTTAAGTACTGTGTAATCACCAGAGTCTGCAAGAATTCCACCTGCTCTTACAACCGTAGTATTGAGTTGCGATATATGCGCAGAATCAGTACTAAATTGACCAATAAAACCTGAGTCATAGTGAATATTACTACCAGCTATATTGAATATATTAGCAGAATCTACATCTATATTTTTGAATCCACCAATATGTGTTGCGAATGAACCACCATCAGCAGTCGATATCGTGATACTTTCAGTATTCGAATCGTAAGTTAATCCTGTAACTCCTGCAACTAATACTTCACCAATACTATCAATGAATCCAGAAGTATTAACTGTTAGAATTGGAACTCTCGTTGCAGAACCGTACGTACCAGAATCAACTGTTGCTGTTCTTGCAAGAGTTGTTGATGCTAAACCAGTAACTGTTAGGTTAGTCATAGTAGCCGAATCAGCTATAATATTACCAACGTTAAGCCATGCTTTTCTAAAACCAGTTGCGCCAAGATTAATAGTATTAACTGAATCAGAAGCAGAATCTATGCTATTATCAAATAGATAATACTGGCCAGCGCTAGCATCTCTGACTAAACCAGTGTGTCTTTGCTGTGCATCAGCATAATACTTACCAATAAATCCAATATCGATAATATCACTTATTACATTACTATCAGCTAAGTGAATAAGCGGATCTGTGACTTTAAATACTTCGGTATTAATAATTGATTGCGAACCGGCAACTATAAGACTGCCTGATACTCTTAGATTAACAGTTTCAGCAGAATCTGCGTTGAACTGACCAATTCGGCCGATACCATAATTTAAATTATTACCTGATATGTTATTGGCAATTGCTGAATCTGCAGTTATATTAGGCGATGTAAGTACTGTAAACCGACCAGAATCAACTAGTAATTGACTGATATGAGCTGAATCGTAATTAGCATGACCGCCTGAGATAAACGATATTACCGCAGAATCAATTGCAGCATTTGTGCCTGTAAATGTAGTAGCCTGAAGATTATCATATCCACCTATTGCTGTAGAGAATGAACCACCATCTGCAGTGCTAATTGTAAGTTTTTCAGTAGCAGAATCAAATGTTACACCAGTTACACCAGCTACTAATACAGAACCAGCAGAATCAATTCTACCTTGTGCGTTAACTGTAAGAATCGGCACTCGAGTTGATGAGCCATAAATTGCTGAATCAACACCAGTGTTTATTAGCGATAGTTTGTGTTTAGCTGAATCGTATGCAATACCATTTGTAGCATTCAATGATAAGCTTAGATCTGATTCGAAATTAGCCTGTGTGTATACTGTTTCAACGTTAAAGCTAAATTCACCAGTACCAGAGTTATATGTTAAATCACCAGCTGCCGAGAAGTGCGATCTAATAGAATCTGCCGATGGTCCAGTATATGTAAACTTACCTAATGCCGAATCATAAGCAAGGAAGCCATCACCACTTGCAATTGCAGTATTAAAATGTCTTCTAACTTCAGTAGCAGACGGTCCAGTGTACGTTAACTTTCCTAGAGCTGAGTCATATGCCAACGATCCATCACCGCCAGCATCGACAATGTTAAGATGTTTCCTTACTTCGGTAGCGCTTGGTCCACGATATATGAATTTACCAGTTGCTTGTTCGTAAGAAAAAGCTCCATCTCCACCGGAATCAACTGCCAAGAAATGAGCTCTTACTTCAGCAGGGCTTGGTCCAGTGTATGTTAACTGGCCAGAGCCCGAATCGTATGTTAGTGATCCGTCGCCAGCTGGTGCACCAGCTAAATTGATATATCCACGAATTGTTCCTTTAGATGTAGTATCACCTAAAGCTGAATCAAACCGAGCTCTTGTATAGTATAAGTTATCACTTTCTAATAAATCATTTGTTGAGTTAGCAGAAAGATCAAGTTTTGTGTTGTTATTATCTGAATCGCGTACTACAAAGATTCCACCAGAATCACTTATATTCAGTGTGCCAAGTTTGATAGTATTTCCTGATAAGAATAATTTACGGAACTTCTTAGTTTGAGAACCAAGATCAATCGCGCTATCAACGTCTGGAACAATAGAAGTGGTAAGTGCAGCTAAATCGTTGCGGAATAAATTTAAGCCTCTTTCAGAATCAAGAGAGTTAGCTTCAACATACGCGGAATCTACAAAGTTCCGAGTAGTAGCCTGCCCTGTCATAAATTTAATATAATCAGAATCGATAATCTCTTTTAACTCAGATGAGTCAATAGACATTACAATATTGTTTGAGTTACTATCACCATACGATTTATCAAGGCCGTGGCCTGCAACTAACGACCCTGGCTCAAATAAATTGGTAGATGATTTGTTAACAAGAATATCGCCGGCTATCCGGCCGGAGCCGATAACAACACCAGACGCAGCTTCGTTAATACTTTTGACCGGTCGGCCAACTGTAATTCTTTTAACGTAAGTCCTTTTTTCGGCCATATCAGTTCCTATTTAGTGACTGATGGCGTAACTTGGATCCGGCCTTCAAGGATTCTTTCAACAATAGTTTGACTATCACTATCGATAAAAGAAATTTCTACATCATATACGTACCGTCCAGCTTTTAGCGCATCGGTTTGAGAATTAGTTAAAGAAAGCGTGCAAATACCAGCAGTGGACGGTGTCGCGACAATTGTGGAGAAGTTCTGAATATCAGCTGAGTCTACAGAATTATAATTCTTTTTCATCTTTGCTGCAATTGAATGATTAATCAAAGACTTGGCCGCGCCTGTGTGATCTATCAACTCTAGTTGAATAGCCACGTCGCTACCTTGATCTATAGTAATTTCTTCGTACTGAGCCATGAACTACTCCGATGAGTTCTTTGTCGGTGGTTATACCACCCTGCCTATAGCCATTATTTATACAATTTTGGTTTTAGGGATCTTAGAATCAGCAGAAGAAACACAACTATTTGTGATACATGGCATTGGTTTATCAAATAATTTGAATCCAGTGGCAATATTACCTAATGGTTCATCATCACAGGAATAGCTACGTTTAATAGAACCATCAGGTTCTCGGATAATAATACTACGATAGCCAGACTCGCAGCTCCATCCTTTAAACTTATTGAATTCAAAAGTGTTGAATCGCTCAGCTTGATCCATATACCACTTTTTTCCTTCATCATCTTCTAATTCTACTTGCATATGTTGTGGAACACCAGTAGTTTCGTACCGTAGATCTAATTGTTCTTTTGGTTTAGGTCTAATGATTTCTTTTTTCTGATCGGTATATCCTCGTTGAGGCATGCCGTTGCGTAAGCGTTCAAGCATATTGTCAGTATAACCATCGACGATAAAACTAGCAGTAGGATCAGACTGAGGTTTAAGAGTGACATTGATTCCTCTTTCATGGAAGTATAACGCGTCTTCCCAACATTGCTCAAATAGATCCGGCAGCATCACTTGATTGATTGTTACTTGAATGTCTTGGCTTTGGCAATATTCTAACTTGTCGGCAAACTCCGCAACTTTGGCTTGTGTATCTACATGTTCTCTATGACACGAGGCTGTGATACTTGACCTGTGAAACTTACTGCAAATTGCAGCGTATTCTTCAAACCATTTCATTTTACGTGAAATGTTAGATGTCATATGAACTGAATGATAATTACACTCAGGCACGTCATCAGCAAGATATTGCATAATTTCTAAATACTGTGGATGGAATGTAGGTTCACCACCGCTAAAACTAAAATGAAAAGAATTATAGCCATTACCACGTGACTGACGTTTAATTTCGTCAATTGTCATAAGAATCAAATCAATTGGTCTATGGTCTTTTGTACGGCTTGATGCGTATGGCCAACAATAAGAACATGAGTAATTACAAAAACGACCAAGCAACCAGCTCACAGTGAACAAGTCACGATGCAGCATAGTCCTTTGACCGACTTTTACAATTTTATCAAGTGGTATTTTTGTGAAGTCGTATTGACTCCATTTCAAATCAGTCATAAACAAAATCTCGTCCAGACATTTCAGCTGGCTTTTCTAATCTTTCCATATTAACATCATTCATTGTATCTATAAACATATTAGCAATTTCATATTGCATCTTTTGATTTGGATGACCACCATGCAATTGATTGTTTTCCATCATATGATTATTGCGATTCGACCATCTGCCACCGATCAATTCAAAATATGATAAGTTAAATTCTTCAATAGCAGGATGATTACCAAGCCACTTTTTTAAAACTGCAGAACCGTGTGAAAAACCATAAACTAATCGGTGATAGCATTTGATGTTAAATTTATTGCAAATTAATTGTATTCTTTTCATATTACGAAAGTTTTTATTAATAACTGTATAAGGATCATATCCTAAAGACGACACACATATATCTGTTTCTGAATCACATATTATTTTTTTGATTTCCATGTTAGTGTGTGTATCAAATAAGTTTATGCGTAATGATTCTGTCCAATATACTAAAACTGTACAATCATACTTATCTTTGTTTTTAAGTATAGCATCAAACACGGTGTTTTCAATGTAATCATTACCCATACCTTGTTTACTAACATTTAGAACTTTAGTATTTGTTAACTCAGATAATAATGTTGGCCATACAGTCACACCACCTTCAGTTTTATAATCTTTACATTCCTGATCTCCAACACTGCAACCACCAGTTATAATAAGCTTAGTCATAAACAAACCTATCAATTAATAACGGTGTTGGCTCAATATCGTCTAAAATTGTGCCATTCATCGTATCTATAAACATTTTTGCTATTTCATCTTGACCTTTTTGATTAGGATGCGCATCTGGTAAAGTTTGCCATTGATGTTTATTTTTATCATTATGATTAGATAATCTACCAGATAAAACTTCAGCGTAAGATAAATTAAATTCAGTTATAGCAGGGTGATCAGCTAGCCAATCATACACATCTTCTTGACCTTTTACTTTAGCATGAAACCCTTGATTTAATCGGTAATAACATGGAATATTGAAGCTATCACATACTAACTTTAATCTTCTCATATTACGAAAAGACATATTAATAGCATCTTTTTGACAAATACCTTGATACATTAATTCGTTTTGATTTCCACGGCTATAATCCCAAAGTGTATCAGTATCGAAAAGATTTACTCTATATGCTTCGGTCCAATACACCATTACAGTGCAATCATACTTATCATGATTTTCTAATATTGCGTCAAATATCATATTTTCTATGTAGTCATTGCCTCTACCACGCTTTGCTACATTGAGTAATTTAGATTCCATATAATCAGCTACTGCTGTTGGCCAAGTAAACACTCCGCCTTCATACAAATAATCGTTTGTTTTTTGATCAGTGATGCTGCAACCGCCAGTTATAAGTAGTCTAGTCATAGACATAATCCGCTTCGGTCTTTGCTTTTTCTTCATATCGTTCAATGAACTTATTTACAAAACTATGAGCAATCAATTGCATTCCTCTAGCATTTGGGTGTTGTTCTTGTCTACTAAGAAAGTATTGTGGATATAATTCATAGCATGAGCTTTCAGGCTCAAATAAATGTGGGCCGACTACGTTATCCCATGTTTTTATTTTGTTATAGATGATATTGATTCGGCTGTCATCGTTAACAGCTTCATAAACTTTATTTCTGTTTTTCATATTGACTTCAGGATCCATTACCCATTCAATGCCATTTAGTATATTGAGTGCTCTGTGATGAATAATTGGAATGCCTTTAGATATACAGTATTCATTTAGCATATAGATGTGCCGTATTGACCACCGAGCAATCATGCGGTAGTGATCAGATCGAGATACTCCAACTGGGACACCTGTAGTTCCGTCTATACTGTCTGGACCAATAAGATCTCCGCCAAACTCATGAACATGATGTTGCAATAACGTTCTTAGCGCTTGCTGACAATCTGTTTTTCCTTTACCAAATGGTGGCGATAAATCTGGCATGAATACATTAAAAGTCATTTGTGCTATTGGCATATCAAAAATAGCCAATCTCATAGCTTGAGACCATGCAACCATTACAACAATATCTCTATCTTCGTTTTCTGTAATAGCGTCAATCACTCTATTATGAATCATATCATTAGATGCACCACCATGACCAACATTTAATAGATCCCATTCAAACCAGTCAGCTACGTGATTCGGCCAAACAGCTTTCATGCCAGCTTCTTTATAATACGGTTCCCATGGAGATGTCCAGCTACAGCCGCCTGCAATTAATAATTTTTTAGAAAACTTTGACATTATATTTTCTTTCAAATTCTTGAGCATGTTCCCAAGTATCTACCATTGGTTGTCCTTTAATATTTAAACTCGTATTCAATAACATTGGACAACCAGTTAATTCATACCATTCTTCAAGTATTGGTCTAATAACAGATTTACAATTACGATGAACTACTTGCACTCGAGCAGTACCATCTATGTGCGTAACTGATTTATAATCGTGTTTTGCTTTTGCTGTAAACTGCATATACTCATTCATTGGACCTTCAAAATATTCATACTGATATTCTTCTAAGATTGCCGGTGCAAATGGTCTGAACTTTTGTCTTCGTTTGATTTCGTTAACCGTATCTTTAACATCGCAACGGGGGTCAGCAATAAGACTACGATTACCAAGGGCGCGAGGGCCAAACTCAGCACGGCCATTAGCCACACCACACACACTATGCTCAAAAAGATATCGAGCCACGTCACGAGGATTGATTTCATTTTCGATATTAGTGCCAAGGTACGGTCCTTTCCAAATAAGCTGATGACCAAAATGTCTAGCCGCGGCTCCTAACGAAGAACCAGCATCGCCAGGGTTAGGCATAATCCAAATATTCTTTCTTTTAATTTTTGAATTAGCTACACAATTAAGAGCGCATCCACCCATTAAGATAAGATTAGGATGTTTACAGTATTTATTAATTAGTTTAAGTAATTCGTTTTCATATAATAGTTGTACCGAGGCTGCAATATCTTCAGGTTTCTTTGTATGTGTTCCTCCGCCTAATAACGATGTATCGGTTGTAATAGCGCCTATGCTTAATCCTTTATGACAATTCAAACTCAGTAAATGATCTAAATTATATACTGGTTCGCCATAAGCAGCAAGGCCCATTACAATATATTCTTCTTCCATAGGCTTATAACCAAGAGCATGTGTCACGGCTGAATAGATAAGACCAATGCTTTGAGGATATTTCATATCCCAAGTCTTAGTGAATATTCCATTCCTTACTTCAAATACTGCAGCTGTTTCGTTTTCACCAATAGCATCAATACAAAGAATATCACAATCTTTGAAAGGCGCTGTTGCCCATCCAGCCCATGCATGCGTTTCATAATGATTATATTCAAAATTAGTTATAATGTTTGGTGAGTAATACCTTTGGCCAGCAGCTGCGCGTCTATCGTTAACTCTATCTTTGTTTTCATGACCAATTATTAAGTCATAACCCGGTAACAGCTTACCGGGAATCCACTTATCGTTCTTTTCACGAGTATGCCGTTCAACATGGTGTGCTTCTAATATAACACCATCTTCTACGACTGCCCATGCTGCGTCGTGGCTTCCTTCGGACACACCTAATATTCTCATTTCCATTGCGCCTCAAACGGATCAAAACCTACATTACATTTTAATCCACACGTTTTCATTCTACCTTGGCCAACCCCATGAATGTCCCAGCTATCTTTTACTGATGAAAAGAAATCACCTTCCATAATCTCTTCAAGAGGTGTATAGTGTACATTAATCTTCTCAAAGCCACCAGTCTTTTGAATGACTTTATATTCTTGAGAATCTTCTATAGGTCTCCACCATTTATATACTTGACCAGCTAACCAACAACATGGAAAGACAAGTCCTTCGGCAGATACATAGATTTCTTTCTTTTGCATACATTTCGGTTTAATCTCAGCCACATCAATAAACTTGTCCATAGAACCATAAGCTTTGACAATTGATTCATAGTCTTCATCAATTGCTTTATTGCGATACTTTGGATTCTTAGGTGGTGATAAGCGTGTTGAATCTTTCTTTCGAAAGACTGCTTGATGATCGTCTTTCTTTTGTAAATTAGCAGTGTTGATATACCGTCCTGACTTCTTTACAATAAAGTCTTTGACTCCTAAAATCTTTGAAAACATTCTAGCTTGTTCTATTTGATGTTCGTTGTAATTGAATACAAGAAATGTCCATTTAGCGTGTCCACCAGCATCGCAGAAGGCAGCCATGTTATCTTCAACATTAGACCACTTGACACCCTGTCTGTAGAAATGATTAGTGTCTTGTAATCCATCAACCGAGAAATTTACAAACGATACGACTTGAGCTAGTTCTTCCCACCACTCAGGCTTTCGTGCTCCACCATTGGTAGTGACAAACATATTGATTGTAGGATTACATTCACGTACGAACTTTGCTTGTTCTAACATGTCAGGCGCAAAGATAGGATCGCCGTGATTACCACAGAAAAAGAATGTATCAAGGTTGGCAATAAACTCGCGTGAAAACGCAGCTTTGAAACCTTCAAGAGTCATTGACTCATCTTTAAGATATTGATTTACTTCTCCACCATTCTTATTCCTATCACACATAGGACAAGAAGCCTGACACATTTGTGTAGGCTCAAAGTGGACCATCTTAACATCATACATACTGTAACTTCACCGTGTCTTGTTTCGCATTACATTTGGCAGAACATATAAATGGCTTATCATCAGTGTCCCACCGTTCAAACATATTATCAAACCATTCTATAGCCTTATTTATTCCTACTTCTTTTGCATTGTTTTCTGCAACCATTGAAGTAATATCAAGCTTTTCTTCCATTGAAACATTTTGAGAACTAGCCAGTGATGTGTGTGCCCAACAACAAGGGAACACGTGCCCTGTAGCCGAAACATATATTTCTTTATTTTTAACGCACTTTGGATTTATGTCAAACTTATGTCTATCTTCTAATGGATTATTGACTACATCACTTTGATATTGTAATTGACTTGGAGGTCTGATAACTTCGGCCGCTCTGCCTCTCCAATAAGATTGCCACGCTGGCCTTTCTTTATCGTAACGACTTGTTGCTTTTGGTCTAAAGTCCACAAAGCCAAGTTCTTCTGATAGTTGTCGTGCCAATTCGATTTGATGTTCGTTGTGCTCAAAGACCAGATAATCCCATTTTGCTTTTCCACCAGCATAAATGAACTCCTTTACGTTGTTTATTACATTGTACCACACTACGCCTTTTCTGTAAACAGAATTAGTATCTTCAAGGCCGTCAATTGAAAACGTGACATGGTTTACTACTTTAGCTAGTTGAGCCCACCATTCAGGTTTGCGCGCTCCACCATTTGTATTCATTGATAAGTATATTTTTGGATTATGTGTACGAAAATATTCAAAGATCTTAACACAATCAGGTGCTAACATTGGATCACCAAGGTTGCCACACATATACATTTCATCAAGATTTGCTATGAAGTCTGGACTGAACATATTTTGAATATCGTCAATAGATAATGATGCGCTACTTAAATGCGGATTGAGCTTACCATCAAGCGTAACTCGATCGCACATCGGGCACATGGCCTGACAAAGCTGTGTAGATTCAAGATGTACTTTCTTTATTGTGTACATTAAAAGCCCAATCCCGTTCCATACACCACCAGCACTCTCCGCATTCTTTACTAAATCCTTCTGTCATATAATCCCAGCCTTCACACGATCGAGTAATAGGTAACAACGTATCAACTAATTCATAGTTATAATAAAGCTCTGCAACATGACCTTTGTGGTGTTGAATAAAAGGATTGACATGAATTAGTTTACGTGCTACATCGTCTTGAACTGGTTTTCTATCAGCAATCAAATGCCAATCTCGATGCTTTTCTCGTACGTCCCAAACCTTTTCGCCAAATACTTTTGAGCTTCCCCAATGCTTTTGGCCAATGTCTTCTGGCGGATTTGCAGTCACCCCGTTAAATACCGCACACGTTTCTTTAACAACACTAACTACACCATCAATAAGTTTTTCTTGATAGTCAACATAATTGTTTGCGTTCTTACTATCTGGTTTGCCACCTGGGTCATCACACCGCCAGACTTCATGTTCCATAAAATTAACATTCGGAAACTTATCAGTCATCCAATCAATTACTTGTTGAGCATGATAACTTTGCCAATTACGAACACCGTGAAGCACAGTTATTGGCCAGATGTTTAATGGCTTTTCGGCTTTTTCGTATTCATCACATATCATATAAAGAAGTAAAGCACTATCTGCTCCACCTGATAGACGAATGATAACGTTTTCAGTTAAAACTGGTATCTCAATATTCATAACCAAATTCCTTAATTTCTTTATTGCATAACCACTCTACATATTCTCGAGTAGATCTATTATAATAATCACGATAATCAACTTTTGGAGATGGGTTTAAATGTTCGGTAATAGTGATACCTAAAACGTTTTTAGCATCTTCATACAAATTTTCAAACCGAATAACTTTATCAGCCTGACATTTATGTTTATCAAACAAAAAATAACTTTGTGTTTTTTTCTTTGCTTCCTCAGTCATTAGCCAATCATAGAAAGATAAATTACTTTGTCCAAATGACCACACATCATACATTTGATCCCATGGGTTTCTTATAGTTGCAACAATTGTATAGTTGTGCCATTGGTGTAAACTTACTTTGTCTTTGACTTCTTTCCAAGTTTGATTTCCCATACCACCAATCGGTGTTAATGAAATACCTTTGTCCGGACCTTGAATTAATGCGTTACTGATAGTAGTATTTGCAGTCTTAAACGGTCGTAAATAAATGATTTCTTTTTTATCTAGAACCACTCCCATTAGTACACATAGTCAAATATCTTAGGCGCTAAGACACTTGCATCTCTGTTATAAAGTTCGTCTTGAAGCATTACTATATCTTTGAATGTTTCATTTGGTATTGTGCGCTTACCTTGGAGCCTCAACTTAAACTCTTTAGTAAACTCGGTATCACGCGTTGTTTTTAACATATTCTTTTTAGTTGACTCAGCAAGATTGACTACGTCTAATCCTTCGGGCCAGTGCACAAATGTTGGCCGATACTTTACTTCAATTTTGTATTTAAATTCTAGTACTCTTTTCAAAAGTCCTAGCTCATAATCAATTTTATCCATATAGAAAGCATGATAAGCTGTTGTAGTACATACGAGCAATAGCTTTTCTATTTTATCTGTACGTGATAACATATCGTGAATATTATCTATTACAGTGTTATAGTCACCACCTTGTCTAAAGTAATTAAACACGTCAGTAGTTCCATCCATACTGATTGTAATATCAGCACGTTTGAAATGTTTCCAAAACTCTACAATATCATACTTCTTAAACCGAGTCAATGTCATATTAGTATTGTAGATAAGTGTGATTTGAGACGTATCAATGTTAGGATCATCAATCATACGTTGAAGAAACCTGTACATTTCTACATGAAAGAATGGCTCACCACCAGAAAACTCAATACGTTCTACTGTTGGTAACACGTTTTCAAACAAATGATCTATTACTTCAGGAGTTGGAATATCAATTCGATGCTCATGCCTTTCGACAATATGATCGAAATGATGGTCTTCCCATAGCTTCTTTGCTATTTGCGGGTTTTCTTTCCCGACCTTAATGAAGTTAGAATTAGAAGCAACCGTACAGTGCCTGCATTGTAAGTTACAGGCGCGGTTGAGTTTGAGCTGGAGGTCTTTGACCTGCACATGATTTTTCGTATAATCCGGTTCAGTAACAAGTAAATTCTCCGATCTTTGCCGATAAGATTGTATTCCACTTTCTTCTTGGATTTTACAATCTACGCATTCATCAGGCCATTCATCATTACTTAGCTGTTCACGTACACGTATCCATTCTGGCGAATTAACATCCGGCATATCCGGAACATTGCCAAACTGGTGTCCATCATATAACTTAAATCTATAACACGGTGCGTATCCACCGGGTTTAAAGTCTAAGTGCGTCCACGCTAATTTACACTTCATATCACTTCTTGGTACATATTACAATAAAAACAATCTGGGTCACCATTACATTTATGATTATATATTCTTCGTTTGTTATTTATCCTTAAAAGACGAGCTAATTCTGGATTTGCTTCTTCTATATTTGTTTCATGAAATTCGTCAAGAGCGTAAATAGTACGCATAACTCTCTTCCACTTTTCGTCATCATGCACTCTTTTCTTAAATATGTTTCTTAGCTTTTCATTCTTATTTGTACTAAGTACCCATTCTTCAAACCAATCAGGGGCACAAAGAAATGATAATTGATATTCATCATACGACCAAGATTGAGAATCGCAATGCGGCTCGTATAGCGCAAGTGATTCATCTATTGTATTTACATTTAATACACTAAATGTTTGATGTATAACCATACGCTTCTTTGTTAATAGATCACGGTACTCAAGCCAATTACTTAAGCCTTCTTCCCAATTAGATCCAACTCTTTGATATTCATTAATTTTTTTAGTTCCGTCAAAGCTGCCTGATAGTCTGAGAAACTTAAACTCATTAATCATTTCAGCCATTTCTTCAGGCATCTTATAAGAGCAATTCGTTACAATTTCTAAATCTACTTTTGATACGTCAGCGCGCATATCAAGGAAATAAAGAAAGTCCATAAAGTTTGGAGACATGAATGGTTCACCACCAAGTAACTTAACGCTACGCAGTTCAGACCAATCAATATTCATATCTTTCAAAGTTTCGTATCTTGACTTTTGAACTTTAGCTGGTTCAATATGAACATCAGGATGATTGTCCTGTAACCACACATCGCGTTTCAATGCCTTTGAAGAAAACTGGCTACCGCACATTCGGCATTGAAAGTTACAAATATTATCAAGACTTAATTCGATATGAGTTAACTTACGTGGTTTTTCTGTAAGTATATCTTTTTTGAATTCATATCCGTGAAAGATATTAGCGCGCGTACGCATACTCGGAATGCCTGCATCTTCTTCTTCCCAACACTTCCTACATCGTTCATCTCTTACACCGGCTAACATGTTTTGGCGTAAACCCTTAAAGGCTTCTTCATAAAGCTCTGGAGCTACTGCAGCTTTTCCGGGAAACCGACAACAAGGACGAATTTCATTTCGCATTGTCACAGCCATGCCTTCCCATGGTATCATACAGACTGTACCACAAGAATCTTTATCAAGTGCAGCTTTCTTTAAATTTTCTACATCTTTATACGACGAAGCCAATGATAAATTCCTTCCAGCCTTCTGTAAATTTCTTAGCTGAATGTAGTTGTTTACAATCAAAAATAAGAGCTTTATCTAATGACCAACCAAATATGAGATCTATTTCTGGTACTTCTTTTTCAAGTAAAGCTATTTCATTTGTATCTTGATATTTGATTTCACCGTTACCGGCGTACATGACTCTTCGGTCAGACCACCATTTGTACATAATAGTTGCTGGTACTTCATGAAATGGTTTCCAGTCCAATGGTATGATAATACCAAGATCCCCATCATTACCAAGTATAGTATCAGTATGATAAAGAACGTTGACTTCCGAATGAAAAAGCTCAAACTCCCATCTCCCTTTGAAACAGTCTATATGCTTATTAAGATATTGTTGTCCAAAAGGTGGTAAACGTTTTACCCAATTCTTTTTCTCTTTACCGAGTAAGCGAGCTGGTTCAGTGCTATTTTCCATAATTAAATCAAGCACATCCATATCAAACGGATTATCAATTATCCGGTTTTTGCCTGAATATCTATTCCTCGTTCCGCTCGACATCGTTTAATCCTTTATCAGTGCCACGTTCGTCATATTTATTTTCTATTAGCATTCGAAGTGGTGTACGAATACCGACATATTCCATTTTACGCCAACCGACATGGATTGAGTCTGATGGGTCTAACTTAAAGTCTCTACACACCTGTTCATATTTATCCTCGTAATTTCTCCACCAATAGTCAGGACCAAAATGTTTTATGGCTTCTACGCCAATCCAAGCATCTGAAACATTTTGATAGCCATAATCATTCATAATTGATATAGGTCCAACAATTGGTTCTCTCATATAACGAATACCAATACGTTGTGATCCCATACCAAAGGCTTTTGATAAAGATACTGATACAGACTTAATTGCTGGATGCGAAACATCTAATTCAAAGTCGCGGCATTGCGGAAACCATGCACCGTCAATATGTACTTGTGCTTCTATTGCATGACAATAATCTAAAATTTCTGTCATGTTTGGTAATAAGTTAGTAGTAATAGTTGATGGCGCTGATATAATAACGCATTCACCCGGCATTATATCAAGCTTACTATCGATTTCTCTTACAAATGACGGTAGTCTTTTATGGTATTTGTATTCACCTCTGAATACAGCTATGTTATTAGTATGGAGCTGGTGTAATTCATCAAGTTGCTGAGTTACACCTAAAATGGTATGTCTAATATGAAAGTTATCAAGTCCAAGATACCAAGCTCGTTGATGATCGTTAATCCATTCATCTATTGTTGGTAAAAACGTATAGTTACAATATTCTGCTGGATCATGCGGATATGTGCTCATATCCAATTGAGCTCTAAACTTAGTAAATTCGCTAAGGAACATTGGCCTTTGCCGTTTAGTTCCTAGATGTTCTTGTGTAAGGTCTTCATACTTCATTTAACAATCCTGCAAATTCAGGTACAACTTCTGCAAAGCTTTCGCCTCTTAGCTTATCAAGCTTTTTAGTGTAATCAACAAACTGTGGAAGTCTATGCGAGTTATCTTCATTGTACATATAATTGACTATGTGATCAAAGTTATCTTGAATCTTTTGTGTAGGTGCTGACCAAGCTAACCTTTCAGCTACTATGTCTTTTGCCCATTTAGGAAGAACAGTAATTGAAACAAACTCAGGTGTAGATGCACAAACAAAATTCAACCAACTATCTTCGCCAAAAGCGTTGACATGGCTATGTGTCTTATGATATTTATCTTCAAGCTCTGCAAAGTACATTGCTATGTTTGGCATATCTAGTATATTGTAAATAGTTTGAGTTGTACGTACACCAACCCACGCATTTGGAATCTGCATAAGATCATTCATTACTGTATCAACTGTTTCCCATTTTGTAGGATTCCGTTGATATTCAATTACCTTACCAATTCCATCAAGCGATGTTGCAAACTTGATTTGCTTATACTTACTCCAGAGTTCTAATAATCTTTTCTTCGGCCGGACAGTCAGGTTAGTACTATAGTCAAGCCACATGTTTTCGGCATGACCAATCTCATGTACCTTTTCTAAAATGTAATCATACTCAGGAATAAGAAATGGTTCACCACCAGTTAACTTTACCATTCGTAAATCTGGAATGTATTTGTCTAAAGTGGTAACATCAAACGTAATAGGTTTCTTTTTGTTAACTGCTAAGAATTTATTTACTGCTTCTCTTGTATTACCTACACCTGCAACGCCAAATGCATACTCAGGTACTTCTGCCCAATCTTCAAACCAAGTTGTTGAATAGAATGGACCACACATTCTACATTTAAGGTTACACCTATTAGAGAATGAAAGCTCGAGCCATGTAACTTTTGGATTGTTTGGATCTACATCGTGTACAATATCGTAGTTGAATCCACTTACATTGTTGTAGATTTGTCTTAGTGAGCGTGTACGTCCAGCATCTTCTTCTTCATAACATTTACGACAACCGGGATGTCTTTGGCCAGTCATCTTATAATGACGCAGCTCATTCATAGTTCCTTCATAGTCGTCATAGTTAATGAGTGGACGTAAGAAACGTGAACATGGCTTTTGCTCTCCACCCGGTCCGACAAAAGCGTGGTTAAATGGTAAAGAACAAAATGTAGATGAGAAGTCGAGTACTTTATCTTCCACCAAATAAACCTTCATATTGTGGTACAACATCAAGAATATTTTGGTTACGGAAAAGATCAAGCTTTCGTGTATGGTCTACAAACTTATCTAAGTATTCTTCAGTGTAGCTTTCTGAGTTCATGAAATCCATTACACCATCAAGCAATTCTGCAAACTTAACTTTTACATGATCTGAATGATGTGATTTATAAACCCAATCAATATAATCTTGGTAGTGATCACATACTTCGTCTTTTAACATTTGCGGTAGTACTTTGATATTGTAATACTTTGGAGCATGACACATGTGCTGAGTAATGATTGGCCTTGGTCCAGTGACAGGATTATAACGAGTCAAACCAGATTCATTTAGCTTCCACTTCATAAACTCAGGTAGATGAAAAACATTGAATGGTGTAACAGTAAAAGCAAACCAACCTTTTAGATTAATGTTTGGATTATCATTCAACTTTTGCATGTTCTTATAAACGGACTTCCATTTAGCAGGTGTCCTTTGATATTCAAAGACATCGCCATATCCATCAATTGAAACACCAATCCGAATTTGTTTAAAGTTTTCCCAAATCTTAAGCATACGTGGAGTAACATTAGTCAAGTTACTGTTGTATTCAATCTCAATATCTTTAGCTCTACCAGTTGCAACTAACCTTTCAAGAGATTGAAAGTGCTCGTCAATAATCAGTGGCTCACCACCTACAATGTAAAGTTTCTTTGCTTTAGTTGTATGCTTTTCAAAGTTATTCCAATAGAAGTTTGAGTTCTTAAACCAATCATATTGATCTGTAACGTATCGACCTTTATCATTCTTTGTCAGTTGAATAAGATCATGAGTATCTTTATACGAAGTCTTATTATATAAGTTGACGTGGTCCTCATACCAAGAATGACTATCAGTAGGACCACACATCCGACATTTTAAGTTACAAAAATTGCCGTAACGAATGTCAAAAAATTCAATATCAAAATCGGCTGTAGATATAGTGCCATCATCTGCAGTTTTTGCCTTTGCTTCTTCCAGAGTAATATCCCAATCTTCTGATTCATATTCTCTCCTTGATCTAATGCCATTGACTTCTTCTTGCCGGCAACGTTCACACTCAGGATTCCATTCGCCTTTCATCATTGAAACACGTACTTCTTTTAGAATGTCTGCGTTACGAGCATCGTTAAGATCATCACGGCCAGCATTATATGTTGTGCCATCTTCTTTACGCAGGATACCTTTCTTTGGACTGTAACTATTAGTGTTACAACAAATCCGAAGGTCACCGTTGTTTCGTAAGTTGATGGAGTTCCAAGCTAGTGGACAAAAAGTACTCATTCATGTGCCTCAAATAAATCATTAACAAGTGGATAATAATCTTTTAGATGTTGCTTACGTGACACATCCATGAGTTCAATATTACCACGCAATGCTTGCATAACATCGTTATTATGATTATATTTATTCAGCATATTAAAGATGTGTTTTTCATCTTCATATGCTCCAGCTTCTTTTGCTTTTGCTACTGCAATATCTTTCCATTGATCTGGCATAAACCGAGGACTATGAATATGCGGATCATACACAATAAAATTACGAAATCTACACCAATCATATTGAAGGCTTACCTCTTGACGTAACCGCCAAAAGTCAAAGATATTTAGTGTTTGAACTGTTTGATTGATTTCAAAATCAACATTACCAGCCCAATTGAGTTCACGTATCTTTTTTACATTTGACCAGATTGTTTTAAAATCACTTGCTGGTCCACGTATATAGTCATGGCCTTTACCATAAGCATCGATTGAAAATTGAATATGAACATTCTTAAATTGTGTAAGTAGTTTGAAAAACGTGTTATTAGCATTTGTTCCATTAGTAGTTAATAGAATATTGAGATTTATATTACCAACTTCAATTAATCTTTCTAGAATGGCTCGAGTTTCTGGTTGTAACGTAGGTTCACCACCTCTAAATTTTACTTCGAATAAAGACTCAGCGTTATCAAGCATCTTATCTAAGTCATATCTTTTATTGTAGTCTTTGTGTAAATCATCAGCGTATTCAGGCCATAGCTCCGGATGTTTAATTGATTCTTTTTGAAGTTGAGAACTGCTATGTGGACCGCACATTCTACATGATAAGTTACATAAGTTAGTCATACTTAAATCATAAGAGATTGGAGCATCAAAGTTTGTACCAGTAACAATATTCAATTCAGGTTTGTCAAATTGATCATACACATCATTATAGTGTTGTCTTAAAGACTGTGCTCCCGATTCTTCTTTATTCTTACATTCAATACATTCGCGGCGCCATTCAGTGTCGTCACTCATTAACGATGTTCTAATATCTTGATAGTCTTTACTATCCCACTCTTGTAGATCGTATTTCTTATACCATTGGCCAGCACAGCAAACTCTATTTGTGGCTGTAGTGTCAACATGTGAATGCATAAAAGGAACAAAGCAAAACATTAACCAATATCCTCAAACATTTCATATGCTATAGGAAAGTTGTCAATAAGATACTGGTTTCTTACACTATCTAACATTGCTGTATAATCTTTCATACCTTTTACGAACTTTATATCTCCGGGTTTATTCATTTGATGCCATATATTACTATTTTCTTCGTATTGACTATTTTCTTTAGCAATGGATATTGCTATTTTTTTCCATTTATCTGGTATATTCATTGGAGAATATTTAGGAGGACCATATGTGTGGAACGTCATAATTTCTATACCGGTGTCATTAAATTTATTTAGTTTCCAAAAATCAAAGATGTTTAAAGTAGTTACAGTTTGTTGTAACATCATTTTAGGGTTGTTGGCCATGCCTTGAATCTTTTTGACGTTCTTCCATATTGTATCCCAATTAGCCCCGGGCCCACGAATATACTCATGTTGTTTACCCCAACCATCAATAGAAACTGTTACGCAAAGTCGTTTAAATTGCTGGATTAAATTAAAAAACTTAGGATTATGATTTGTTCCATTTGTAGTAATAAACAGACGAATATTTGTTTTCTTTAATCTTACTAGTTCTTCTAACAACGCAATTGATTCTGGTTGCACAGATGGTTCACCGCCAAGTAAACTTAAATCAAAAATAGAACCAGCATTTTTGATAAGTGTTTCAATGTCAAATGGATGAACCTTTTCTGCTAACTTAACATCGTGATCATCCCATAGCGGTAAATCCGGATTCTTTTTTGCTTCTTTCAATATCATAGTACTTGCTTCAGGTCCGCACATTCTGCATGAAAGATTACAAAGATTATTCATTCGCAAATCTAAAGATATAGGAGCATCCATAGATGTTCCAGTTACTGTGTCAAGTGCTGGTCTATCAAGACTATTGTATAGACGAAACAATTGCTCACGTTGCGAACCTGCTCCACTTTCTTCTTGCTCTGTGCATAGCAAACACTCAGCCGGAAGCTCATCTTCTTCTAACATATGCTTTCTAATTGCTTGGTAGTCTGCACCATTCCAATCACTGTAATCTTTGCCTGTCGTAGTTCTAGCGCTACAACACAAATTATACTGACCGGTGCTATGAACTACCTGATGGAAGAACGGTGCTGAACATAATGTTTTTGTCATTTATTATACCACTTTAGCCATTCAAGATCTGGAAATACTTCATCAAAATTAAGAAAACGTGTCTTTGCTACGGTGTAACACCACTCAGCTGTTTCAGGCAAACGTTCACTCCAATCATCAGCCTCCATAAACGAGAGCAGCCCTTCCATTCGTTTAATTCCGTATTCAGAAGCTATAAACTCTTCATACGTAATACCAGCTTCTTTAACACCAGTACAACTTTGCCAGTTTTCTTCTAGCCAAGGATATAGTTCTTCTTCAAATTTTTGTCTTACTTCTGCCTTAAACCAATCAGGCAAAGCTTTTACGTTAAGTTGCGGTGGCCAATAAGCTATATGACAAGAAAACAATCCAGCACCATGTGGCCACTTATTCATATTCTTAAAGTTTTGTCCAATCTTCCATTTGATAAACTCAGGTAGATAATAGATGTTGAGTAGTGTACACGTCCAAGCAGTTGTGAGTGTTAGATTACCATGAGGATACGCATCCATCTTATGCATTGATCCTTGTATCACTTCCCAGTTTGAAGGATAACGAATGAAATGATTTCGTATATCAATATCATCAACGCTGAAGTGGAAGATTACATTGCGGAATTGTTTCCATAAATCAAATAGATCTTCACGCCATTCAATGCCATTTGAATTGTATCGTAGTTCAATATCGCCTGCTAGTCCTTCATCAATACATTTCTCAAGTAATGTGTAATGTTCATCGATAATAAGTGGTTCACCACCAGCAAAATATAACTGTCTAAGGTTTGGCAGTGTATCATATAGTTCATCCCAAAAGTCTGGATTATTTTTATGCCAATTGTATGATGTACCTAAAGCAGCCTGCTCACCAGTTTCTTTTGTCCATGACATAGACTTCCTTAGCTCTTTATTTTGAAGAGTTGGAAATATCTTCTTATGGTCTTTTATCCAATTACTGGAATCATCAGGGCTGCACATAACACATGCAAGCTGACACTTACTACCAAGGCGTAAGTCGATGTAGCGTATCCTTGCAGGAACTGATCCATCCGCTTGTGTATCTTCGATAATCTGGTCAACACCACCAAGATCTTTAATCCATTTACGAGTTTCCCATATCCTTTTAGATCTATGGCCAGCATCTTCTTCTTTATAGCATTTCGTACAACTTGAAGGTTTCTTTCCATCGAGCATTGCCTTTCTTACGCCACGCATATATTCGTTATTCCAAGCAGACATGAGGCTCGTATTATTGAGATTAGCTGGTTGGCCATCATCATTACGAACAATACCTGATTTTGATACCGGTTTATCTGTGGATTTAGCGTTAACAGCTACACCAGACGCATTGGCTGTACAGCATACACGCATACTTCCATCTGGTCGAGTGGATAAATGCATCCAAGGTAAGGCACAAAACGTGTCAGTTGGAAACATATCATCTATTTCTTTATTTGTCTTTTTCATTTTTGCCTTTACTTTCTTCATAGAAAGTGTTATAATATATAATAATAATAATAATAAAGGTATTTATTATGCGATTAGTATTCATCTGCGGGTGTGGTCATACCGGCACCACTATCCTTACAACTATGTTATCGGTTCATAGCGAGATTTATACGCCATATGTTGAAACTTGGTCATATGTTTGGGATGAACACAAATGGATACTTCCTACTTTATACAAAGAAGCTACTAGACGAAAAGAAAGTGTCTTCCTCGAAAAGACTCCTAAACATATATATCACGTAGATAAAATCATAGAAGACTATGATCCGAAGTTTATCTTCTGTGTTCGCAGCGGATATGACGTTGTTGCTAGTTTAGATAAACGATACAATGACTTTAATAAAGCATTAGATAGATATATTCAAGACCACAACGAAGTAATAAAGCATGATGGCAAAGGCCTCGTTGTTAAATACGAAGACATCTTAGATAACCCAGGTGCAGAACTAAAAAAGATTTGTAAACATATTGAATTACCATACGAAAAACAGATGCTCAATTATCATGAAATGAATTTACCGCAATGGTCTGATGTTGTTGACGATCCAAATGCTCTTATGCGTTTTGAACAAATAAAGAAACCCATATATAGACCAAAGCACACAATTGATAAAACAAAATGCCATACAAAAGAATTTGTAAAGATAATGCAACACTTTAATTATGAGGTATAGATGAACTTCTTTACACTAAAATGGGGAAGCAAATATGGTCCTGAATATGTCAATAGACTATATGGCGGACTTAAAAAACACTACCATAAGCCATTTACTCTTACATGCTATACTAATAATTATAAAGGTTTGCGTGAAGAAGTAGAAGTAAAAGACATCAAAGATTTGCGTAAGTTTGGTCCAACTGATCGTGTTTTTACGTATGAAAAGCTTATCCTTATGGAAAAGCACGAATCAGGTGTTTGGCTTGACCTTGATATACTTATTCATAACGACATTACCAATATGGCTGATGATCCATCCGATTATAAAATGATATGGAATTATTGGAATCCGTATTGGATGAAATCATTGCGCTGGTTTGGTAAAGGTGCTTCATGCCATGTTAATAGTTCATTCGTAAAGTTTGATAATCCTGAATGGCTAATTAAATTCACAAATGACAATTGGGAAAAGATTGAATGGACCTATAAGTCTCTTGACAAATATCTATTCTATCAACATGCAAGGAACGATAGACTACAATATTGGGATGAAGGTCTTATAGAAAACTATAACGTATCAGGCAAAACACTACCTGGGAAAGTAACAATATTCAATACCTCGCACAAATACAATAACAAAGGTATTGAAGATGTTCTTTATGAATTGCACGAAGCTGATAGTCGAGTAATTAAGATGTGGAAATCATATGATTAGTTTAGAACAAGTTTGTATGAAATATGATCGAATAATTATATTAGCATCTAATGATGTCCGTGAATTTTTACGTACTTTAAATAATATAGGTATTGATGCAATAGCTATTGATTACGATCCTAAGTTTGAAAATACGATGAGCTACGTAAACAAAGACTTTGTCTTTGACGATGTTGATTTAACCGCTGACTTGATTATACACAAAAACGTAGAGAAAACATATCCAGTTGAATTACCTGAAGGAACTGACGTAATTCTTATAGGTGATAACGATCAACACAACGGTGACTGTACTCCTATTAAGTCGTGTGAGCAACTTATTAGCCTATACGATGTTGGTGAAATATACGATCAAGGCTGTGACGAAGAAGAAACACACTGGTATGTTTATGGTAAAATTAGATGCAGATAGAATATGCTGAAATCATAAAGTGGTTTCGGTATAATCATCCTGACAAGCTAGAAAGATTGCTTGACAGTCTATCACCGAACCAACTACTGTGTAAACAATGGCTGATTGATAGCTTACATAAAGTACAAATACCTCAAGGTGCTGATGATAAGTTTCGCATAGAAATTATTGGTGGATGGTTTGGTTATCCTCTTATTGATTTGCTGTATCAAAGCTTTGGATCTTACATTCGTGAAATAGATATATTTGAAATAGATGAATTCGCGTGTAAAGCAATTCGTCGATATAGCCACGCGTTTGAACATTATAACATTAAAGTATTCAACCAAGACTATTTTACGTATCAAAAGAAACGACGTACTCACATGGTAATCAATACCAGCTGTGAACACATGTGGGATATGTCTATGATGAAAGAATGTTATGAAAGTCCTGAGCGTACACTTTTAGTCTTACAATCAAACAACAAAACAAACGAGCCTGATCATGTCAATTGTGTAACAAGTTGCCAAGAGCTTATAGAAAAGAATGAACTAAAAGAAGTATTCGGTGATTGGAAACGCATGAATGACGGTACTCCTGATAAATACATTAGATATATGGTTATGGGTAAATGGAAATAGTCTTATTGAATACTCCACCAGCTTATGGTCAGCAAGTCTGGGTGGACAATATCAGGTACATGTTAGACAATTGCGGCCGAGAGTACGATACTATCCATGTTGTCAACGATATTGTATATGGCTCTGTTTACGATAAGCTCACTTTGTTTGATATTTTTCGGAAAGGACAATACCTCTATTTTGATCTCGATATTATTATCAATGGGCCTATCATTAATCTTTACACTACTAAGTTTACTCTATTAAAAGCATGGTGGAGAGAACCTGCGCATACACCATTGAATAGCTCAATTATGTCTTGGTGCGGAGATCACTCGCATATTCACGATAAGTTTGCTGAAGATCCAGACTATTACATGGTAAAATATAACAAAGGCATAGATGAATATCTTTACAAAGAAGTAGAGTATCAAACCTATGATAAAGTTTGTGACTCATTTGCTTGGGATGGCGGTCAAATGCCAATCACTTTATATAATCATGCGAAAGATAAATTATGGGAATCCAAGTATACGCTGTCCGGACCGGAGATAAGTACGGACCAGAATATGAACACTACATTGAATCAAAAATACCAAACATAAACTGGATACGTGAAGAGACTATTGGTAAACACCAATGGAATAAACTACTTCCAATGTCTTTTGATACCGATGAGCCAGTGTGTGTTATTGATATTGACGTAAGCTTTATCAATGACTATATGGATCTTATTAACTATCCAATCGAACGTGGACAATTTGTAGCTACTCAGTCTTGGTGGAAAGATACTGATGTTGATGGCTATAAATTACAAGGTGGATTTCAAAAGTATTATCCAAAAGATTGTCGATTCATATACGACAAGTTTGTAGCTGATCCAGAATATTGGATGGAATATTATATCAAAAACGGGACCACTGTGGGCCCCGTTAATGGTGAACAATACTTTGTAGAAGACTGTGTTCGTGCAAAACTAGATCTGAAATTTCTACCAGCTGAGTGGATAACTCGTTGGGAAGATTTGCTTGAATATAACCCAGAGTTGCTAGTTAAATTTAACACTGAGTATCCCGGTGATTGGCTATATCTTGGTGGTGAGTTTAATCCTGACGTGCGCCTTCTTCATTTTCAAGGGTTGAATAGACTTCATTCAACAAAGAGAGAAGCTCGAGGCTGGTAGTTGCTTTACGCATAGCAGCTTTCCATTGGCGATTCTTTGAATTTTTTACTTCTTCTAATTCAAAGATTTCAAGCTTTAACTTAAAGAAGTCTTCAGGTACATTACCAACATCTTTGATTGCAGAAAGTGTAACAGGTGCTTCTACCACCTGCTGTGCTGGAACACCACTATCTAAATAATCAATAATCTCGTCAAACCGCTCAACAAACTTTTGGAACATCTGCTGACGAAGGTTTTCCATCTTATTGAATTCGACATAGTTTCTTTCTAAGTCTTCTTCATTATGTTCTGCCAAGATTTGTTTTACAAATTTATTTTCAGGATTATAACTATGCATCTGAATACTAATGTTAGTACCTTCAGGCTGATCATAATCTTTAAACTCGCATCGAATCATTGTACAAGTTGGGTCAGTGAATCGTGCGTTAATAAGTCTTCCTTCACGGATTTTCATTTCATGTTCCTTTATTATGCAATCATATTAAGATAGTATGTTGTTATTGTGCTAGCACTACCAGATGGTGTACTAATAGCTCTGTAGAATCCACCTTCAAATGCCTGAGAATTTGTAGTACCACTTAGTTTAGTATCTGTAAACGCTCCGCGGTTTTCACCGGACACCGACGTTGCTACAGTGTAATATAATCCAGCTTGCATTTTACGAAGAAGCGCTGGCAAAGTAACATTTTGCACTAATCCTCCAGTATTAGTAATATCTCGCTGTTGGATGTTTGTTGTAAGAGTACCGCCACCATCATCTTCCAAACCAAGAGGAAATACGTCTGACCCTGGCACTGTATCTAGTGCGGTTTTCAGCCATAACTTATATGTAGCAGCGGTGCCGCTATAAAGTGTATCTGTGAAGAACGTACCTTTGTCAACCCAAGTTCCAGCTCCTCCGCTGCTTGGTGTAGATGCTGAAACTCGATAAGAACCAACTTCATTTCCGGTTCTCATTGCAGTAATGCAGCGATTAGTTATCACAGCAGCCACTTGCGCTTCTGTTGCCATTGGCTCAAGATGGTCATTGGCTGAATCATAAAATAACATACCATGCGAATTAAAAGTGGATGAACTTACTAGACCAGGTGTCGATCTGTCTTGTTGGTATGAATAAGTTGTATCAGTTTCAGTTCCAATTCCCGGATAAGCTGGATATCCTTCAATAACACCGTTATTAATAATTCTTTGCGTTTGATTAGTTTGCTGTGTAGCTGAAGTATCACTAGCTGAACCAATCGTTGTTGCGCCTGATCCAACGAATACGTATCCATTACCTCCACCATTTGCGTTTGCAGCATACGCTACTTGTGTATAATATGCAAGACGATCTAGCTCAGAGGCTGTCATATCTTGGATGGTATTTGTTCCATCGTATTTAAGTGGAAATACTGTCATAATTTATTCTCCGGGCCCGAACATTGTTTTAAGTGTTGTACCAGCTGTATTTTTAATAAGTAAAGATGTAGCACTTTTAAAGCTAGCAGACGTGATTGTATTTATCTGAATCTTAGCTTGAGTAATAGATGAATCAACCAGCTCAGAAGTACTAACTGAGTTGTTTGCCATTTTAGCTAAAGTAATGGCATCATCTACAATTTTCTCAGTTGATATAATACCACTGGCTAATTTGCCTGCGACTACAGAGGAATCAACTAATGAGAACTGAGCACGTGCTCCAACTGGTGTACCACTGTCTAAACTAATTGTTGTACTACTTGCAAAGAATGCTTTAACTGAAGCTGAATCTGTTTGTTCAAGAAAGTCTGTGCCAATCGAATTGATCGCATCAACAAGGCTAGTTTTTACGCTTGTAGTCAGCGAAGTCCTAGCTCCAATATCCGAATCAATAGAGTTGATGGCATGGACTAGGGTTGCTGCTGAATCACTCAGCGTAGCTAGATCTCCGATATCGGCTGCCATATCATTCGACTTAGTTACCCAAGTGTTGATAGGATCCGATAGATTAATTACCGTTTGTGCCATCTTTGTCCTCTAATAATTGTTGCATCATTTGTTTCATTATAGCAACATCATCACGAAGTTGTGCAAGTTCTTCTTGTTGTTCTTTCCAAACCTTCTTACGACCTTTAGCAAGTAGAATGCCATTTTTATCTACATTCAATATTGCACCCTGAGGTGACCTTACTAATCCGTTATGTCCATCAACTTTAGTGTATTTATTCATTAAGAAACCAAAGCTATCGTACGTAAGTCTTTAATAACAGGAATCTTTGATGAGTTAGTGGTAGTCATAACAATCTTCACTTGATATTGTGTGAATGAGTCTAAGTTACCAATCTGTCCACCTGGGAGATACTCGTATTGACGGAATACTGCAGGATTTTCATCGCCTGGGTTGCTAGTTGATTCTGCAATTTCTGTGTATGCAATATCATCTAATTTATCATCTGCTGTGCCAGTCTTAAAGAATACTCTAAATCCAGCAGCGCCTGGGCGGTTTGCTCCAAACAAAATCTTAATACCAACCGCAGGTGATTCAAGTATTACTGGAATCGTAATATGCTTTGCAGCATGTGTACCTTGAGTTCTATCTGTTTCGTCAATGAACTCAATTGGAACGTTAAAGTTAGTTGTAGCTGAGTTATCTTGTTTATCAATAATGTTTTCAGTTAATAAGAGCGAAGTGCGCTGTAAGTCAATAACTGGTGAAACTTTAGTATCGGTTGTGGCCAATGCAAGTTGCATTTCAAATGATGAACCTGACACACTGTGTACAGCTTCATTTGAATCATTTAAAATAACACTCGGTGAAGATAATGTGTTTCTTGCACTTAATGATATATTGCCAAATGCTGCATCTTTTGCATAGCTTGGGCTAGTGTTTCTGTTTCCAGCGTATGAAGATCCACTTACTCTTTTAGCTGATGCTGCTATAGTGGTTGCATTACTTGGTATTAACGTTTGAACAATCGGAGTAAATTCATCATACATCATATTACGAGTAACAACTGTGTCATTACCACCAACGATCAAAGATCTTTGAGCATTTGAATCTGATGCAAAAGTAAATCCTGTGTGGTCAACTTTCGTAATTGTGCGTGATCCAAGAATAGATGAAGCAAAAGTAAAAGCGCCATCAACTGCTGCATCCGCAACACCTTGAACAAATACTTTATCGTTCTTTGCAAATCCATGTCCATCCATAAACACATGAACTTCAGTACCGCCTGAGTCAGTGAGCATTGATGCAAATGGTAGCTTTTCTCTAATATTGTCAACGTTATTAAACTTAGCTGTGCCTGATGTGCTAAAGTCTGCACGATATAACTGGAACATTAGATCTCTATCTTGATCTGGTGTCCAAGTAAATCCATTTTGTGACATGAACAACGAACCGAGTGTTGGTTGTTTGGAAACACGTGCTTCTGTTGAACCTAATATAAATTCATACGTCTTAGCAACATAGACTTTGTAATCAACACTTTCAGCTAAAATAACAATTGCAAACTCTCTACCCGGTGTTAAGTAGATAGGCTCTTCGAACTCGAAGTCAGTACCACCAGAACGAATAGCATCAATATCAGTCAAGTCTGACGGGATGTTAACGCTAGATGAAGGAAGAAACTTAATTGCGTTTGGGATTGGGTACGTGACTGGAATTCCATTTTCTACAGGTCTAATTTGAACTTGTACTGGAACAGTAGCATCTTTTGTTTCAAAGTAAATTCTTACTTTAGTAATAAAGATTCCATTTGGATTATCAATAGCACTAACAAAGAATGATTGTGCTAATGGATCACCTGGGCCGCCCGCGGTGTCGCTAAAGTCTGGCGGAGGAGGTGGATTAACAAAAACTGTGCGGTTAATAATACGTGTAGATCTTACAGTGTCTTGAACTGTTTCTAAAACACCTTGTGCAAGATAAGCAGTACGTGCTTGGCTAATAGCAGCGTTATCATCTCCGCCAGAAAC